ACTTGGCCCAGTCCAAGTCAATCTTGCCCTCGGTGGTCATCTTGGGATAGCCGCACACCCGCTCCAGCAGCGATGCCTTCACAGAGAAGCCAGCTTCCCGTACCAAAGTCCCGACAGTGGCAACAGCGAGAATCGTATTCTGCTGGGCCTCCAGGACCTTGTTCTTCGACTCTGCCGCGTCCAGTCTATCGCGCAGGGCCTGTACTTCTGCGTCTGTTAATGCCATTTCCTTATTCTCCTCTACATCGGTGATAGGGGCACTGCCCCGCTGCGATTCTGTAACCGGGACGATTGGGGCACCGCCCGCGCCCGCCTTGGTCACATAGTCAACTGAGTAGCCCTTGACGAAAGCTTCGGCGATCATACCCGTACGGCCTTCGACAGTGCCAGGAGCCGCTTTGATCGAGGCATTGATACTGCACCCGATGTACGGCCCCTTACTCATAATCTGTTCTTCATGATCCGGGAACACCATGGCCTCAGAGTACAGGCCAGGACCTACCGGACCATTGGCATTCCAGTATGCGTCACGGTCAAGCACACTGGCCAAGTCGTTGACGTCGCCCTCAGGCCGCTCAATCTGCTCTGTCTCGGTGGCATGATTGAGGAACATCTGAGTGCCCTTCTTGAAGGCTTGTGGGCCAGTCGCCTTGATCATGGCCTCACTGTAATAGGCCATCGAGCCCCAGCCCGGCTTGATGATGCAGACGGGGATACGGGTCTTGCTGGACTCGGTGACCTTGATCCCCTCCGTTATGGTTGGTTCGCAGAAGGTGACCGACTCCCTGACGAGGGTGAACTCTTCCTCAGTCGCAGGCTTGTGAGTCTCCCGCACGGCCTTGAACCAGTCCATATCCTCCACGAGGCCCTCAGGAAGATCAAACATCGCGCGCATCGACTCAGCGGCTTCGGTGGCGGAAGAGACGTAGGCAACATGCACCTTTTTAGCAGCCCCAACTGTGACGGTTGGGTCACTTCCAGCAGCACCTTGAGTAACGCTGTATGTTCGTTTGTGCGTCTGCCCCTTATGAGAGTAGACCACATGCCCCGGAAATACATCATTAACCCACGGCCCCTGCTCATCATAGGTGTTGTTCACTCCATGAGCCGCCATGAGCGCAGTGCGAAGATGACCCCTGAGCGCATCATGGGACTGATTCATCGGCAAAGCCGCCTCAGCGACTGTCTTATAGAAGGGAAACATTACTTCTCCTTTGTACCACGTAAAGCTAACGTTTTGCCCCGCCTAAGGGAGCACCGGAAGGCTTCGGTGTGGGCTTTGAAGCGGTCTTCATGGCAGCAGAGGCCGACTTGAGAGCGGCATCCCCAAGCTCCTTCTTGCCCTGAGCGACCAAGTGCTCATCGTCCATCTTGTCAGCCGGATCAGCGAAGCCTTGCATCACTGATTCAGGATACAGCAGATCTGTCATCCGCTGCGCATCCTCACGGCCAAGAGCTTCAAGCAGCATCTCGCAGACCACCTTGCGGTCAGGAATGATGCCCTCAGCAGCACTTCCACCCAGCGTGACAGCCTGAACCACAGAGCGCACACGGTCAGTCACGTCACGCTCAAGGATATTGGGGAACTCGATCTTGACATTGGTAGTCTCGCCTTCAGGCGGAATAACCGTAATTATTACGGTCCCATCGAAGGAATCCCGTGTCATCTCTGCCTTGTAGCCAGCCTTATTCAGCTTGCCGCCTGGAGCAAGGGCAGACCACTCAATCAGACGGGTGCAGAATGCCTGGATGACCCCAGCCCACATGTCCTGACGAGAAACCATTTTAAGCTCAGTAGGACGATCAAGGGTGGTAGAGGTGGCAAAGTTCCCGATGTCCGAATCACCCAGGAAGTGCTCGGGGGTATCCGAACCCGCTGCGACCATTGAGCGAAGTGCTCGTGCCTCATCTGGACCTGTCGTAGATCCCGCTGTTTTAATCGGCTTGACATCTGCGGCCCCCGATAGCAAGGCCCAAGATGCTGTATTAGTGGGCGGATTGTTGTCAATCGCCCGCCCATTCTGGACCCCTGTCTTCATCCGGTTCTTGCTGGCGGCTACACCAGCTTTCCCAGGCAAACCCGATATTTGGTAGGCGAGTCTGGCATAAGCGGCCAGAATTGTGGCAAAGTTCTCCAGAATGCGCTTGTAGCCCGTGGCCCAGCCAAAGGCCGAGATAAGCTCAGGGCACCCGAAGCGCATCATGTCCAGCCCGCCTGTCTTGAGGTGGTAGGTGCAGGTGTCCCAGGCTATACGAGTTTTGCCGTCCTCGTCGTATTTGCGGCGGGTAACTGGATAGTAGTCCCAATCAGGGTAAAGGGTGTTCTCCTTCACCGTGTCTTGCGTCATCTGATCTTGGAGAAAGAAGCCCCCATTCGGGCCTCCAACGTTAGACACACGAGCATAAAAGCGGGGCTCTTTGGAGTCTTCAGGGTTGTAAATGATACCTTGTATTTGGTCGAAGGGGAGGAGTCGAACGCGGGCAGTACCGTTTTCCTTGTTCCGATAGAATATGAAGAACTGATTACCGTCAACCCGTTGCTGTCGTTCTCGCTCAGTCCAGGCATCCCCGATAATGCGTTGATTCTTCCGATTATTGAAAAAGTCATCCAGAACCTCTTGCACTACCGCATTCTCAGCGGTAATCTGCACGCCACGGCCCCAGACGTAAAGCTCCTGAACCGTAACCACGCGCTTGATTAACGGGTTGATCATGTACATGACACGAGACAGCCCTACAATCCGCCTGAGAGTGGTGCGGGTAAAGTTGAAGGTTGCATCCGCGCCATTCGCAAGCCAGCCCCTATCCTCACCAGAGAATGTGGCCTCAAGCTCACCAAAAGCCGATTCCAGGACTTCCACCATCTTGCCCTTGAGCGCCTCCTGAGACGGCATACCGGAGTCGCCATCCTTCACCATGAGGGCCTCTTCAGCTAGATCGGCGGTCGCAGTCATGTGATTTGCGCCAAGTGACGCGCCAGCCCAAGCCCCTACGAGCTTATCGCGCAGTTGCTTTCCGAATGTCATGACTGTAATTATTACGCTTTTGGTGACTAAGATCTGTGGTTTGTTTGATTATTCAATCCATGAACCATTCCCCTCAATTCGGCAATCAGAGAGGCGTGAGACTCCACTTTCATACACAGGGAGTCTAGCGTCTTGGTGCTTACGCTATTCACTACACTCTGGGATTGTCCCGCCGACTGGATAGCGGCGGCTGCTGTGATCAACTCCCGAGCGGCGGTCTTCATATCAGCCGCGATCTCGGCAATTGCCTCATTGGTTGCGCGTTTGAACTCTGCCAAACTAGCCTCACTGGAAATAAACTTATTGTCCAGGACAGCTAGCTTGATGTCCATATCGTGAGCAGACTTAACTGAAGATAAATATGCAGCAATGGCAGCAGAAAGGAGTGCCGCCGCCACCATGCGAACCCATTCCATGCATATAGAGTACCAGCACAGTACTAGCGTTTCACCTCATTATGTGCCTTTTTTCACGATTCGGTACTAAGGTGAATCCCCTATTTCCGTAATTATTACGGTTAGAAGGGCGAGATGTCGATTCCACCCGTGTAGACCATCACGTCTTCAAATTCTTCCGGATCGTCTGCAAGACTGTCAATAAAGGCGACCATATACCGCAAAGCGTCCATACCGTGATTGTCCTTGTCAAGCGGGATCTCATCTTTCTTGCTATTCGCTTTCTCATTCTGCCTCTTGTCCCACACATAACCGTCAAACTCGCCTTCAGTGCTGTACGGGGCTCCCCTGTCTTTTAGCTCCTCATCCACCGAGATTAGAGCGTCCCGCAGGATCATGATCCCAGGACGGCCTTCCCAATCGGGCAAAAGGCGCTTTTGGACCCCCTGAACACCCTCTTGGATGCTCTTGTAGGCCGCAAACGTAGGATAACCCGTGTGACGCTGAAATACGGCCCTTCCCTCCGCGTCATGGTCGCAAATGATGGCCTGAGGGGGAGGTTGGCCCTCAGCGATGCTCATTATCTCCCGTGCTGCGTCCTCAACCAGCATCTGAGTGCGGTATAGTTCACGGTTGAGGTATAAGCGGCCTTGCGGGTCCTCCATCCAATCCTGCCAAACGAAAGGATGAGTAAAACCAAAGTCCAAGGACCAGTAATGAGTCCATTCTTCCCAGCCAGCAGGTAGTTCAGCACGAGAAATGAGATGACTGTGAGTGTCCCAAGTGTCATATACGATTCCTTCCGCAGCGGCCCACTCTCCTTTATACAAGCGCTTGAATCTCACACCAGAGAGCCGTTTGAGCTTCGCCATGTAGCGGACTCCCTCGGGAGTCCAGCTTTGGCTACTTTGATCGAAGAATTTGGGGTTATCCTCATGAAATGACAGGTACATCTTGGTCAAACCCTTATCACACCGGACTTTCAGCCAGTGAGTGGGCTTATCCGGGTTACAATCGCCCATCATTTGCTGGTACGGGACTACACCATGCCTAATACACGCTGTACATATTTCCCAGTCGTTTTCAGTGGCCTCAGTCGCCTCCTGCATGTATCCGATGTCCCATTCCGACGAGTTTAAGCGGTCTACATCATCCAAACCGATGACCGCACACATGGATTTGTTGGGATAGTTGAAAACTTGGTCCTGTTTGAGGAAATGTACCTTGTCCTGGGGCTTGAGGATGAACTCCTGGTACATGGCAAGGCAGGAATTGGTCATCGAGGTGCGTGTTTTGCGGGACATGAAGCCCCGAGCACCGGGATACTTGCTCAAAACAAGATGAAGTTTATGTAGAAGTCCCAGAGACTTGCCAGTGCCCTTTGGACCCGCAACAAGTATCTCGTCAGACTTATCGAGAAACACCTCTTTCGACGCACCATAAGGGGTGTACTTGATCTTGTAACCAGAGGCAGCGACTAGCTCAGGTTGGGCAGTTGCGGGGACTACCTTCTTCCGGGGCATGTCTACACCGCATCCACGTCAACGCCTACATAGATGCGGATTGCCGTCTCCTGTTGATTCTTTTCTTCAGGCTTGTCAAGAGCCATCAGCTTACGGCGGCGATCAGATATTTGCAGACTAAGACCAGCCGCAGCAAGATTGCCAGCCTCTGCCAGTGGTTGGTAGAAGCGGAGGAGAGCATCATAGCGTTCAATCTCCAATTGACGCATTTCTTCGGTGGTTTCGGAGAACTCCTTGACTGCCATGCCCATAACCAGCTTGGCGTCCTCACTGGCCGTGACCGCCGTACAGCCCAAAGTGCGGGCAATATCGTCATAGGAGTAGCCCTGTCGCCGCAATTCGACCACTTTATAGCGCCTGTCCACTTGACGCAGCGTCTGGACCGAATTGACCACATTTTGACCCTTGGTTTTCGATTGGGTGCGGAGGGCCTTGACGGGGACGGCCTTTTTTGATCTCTTGGTAGCCATAATCCGTAATTATTACACTCTGCTATTCTAGTGTCAACGGTACTAGTACCCGAGGCCCCGTTACT